GGCAGTTAGAGTTTCTGTTATAATTGGCGTGCAAACTAAATCACCAACTAAACATGTAAAATAATCTTCATTTTGTATAGGGCTTGGATCTAAAACGAGATTCGTAACTTTAGGAGGAACGCTAGCGCAAAGCGGTAGCATGGTATTTAGTGTTGTCCATTTACCACTATATTTTTCAAAAGCTACAATATCAAATCCTGCGTAAGTAAACACAGCACCGTTCTCAGGTATTGGCCGGCACCTATCTTTACCGTAAGTACCAGTATCAATATAACCAAACGAATTAAAATCTTCTCTATTTTGATTAACATCACCAAATAATCTAGACTGGCTAATAGAAAGTATATCCATTAACCTTTTTATTTTAGGCGGTAAAGAATACTTGTTAATACTTGATAAATCTAACATCTTTAGAATAGATGCTAGTTGATCAATATTTGTATAATCAATAATACTGTTATTATCTAGAAAGTTTTCTATTTTTTCATAGGTACTTTTACCAAGCGAGTCTTGCGCGGACTCAATACTACCGAAAATACTACCGAAAAAGTCATTCATTAATAGTTTACTATCGTTGAAGAGTGGCTGCATTGCCACATCTTTAAATACTGCAGTAAAGTCAACATCTTCACCCTTTTTTGCAACTGTATAATACTCTTCCGGGTATATTGTAAACTTCTCACTCTCCCCTTCTAGTTCCTGACCACCATACACTGTACTGACACGTATTCGTACGTCTTCAAGTATTTCATCTGTATCAATTGTAAAGTAACCCTTAAAAAATCCTCCATGAAACCCATTATTTTCTCCCGGAATTAGAAAATCTCCAGGTTCAAGATCATCAGCCACGCTACTAAAATCATTATAAAACTCCGCCTCAAACTCTTGATCATCGTTTACTAAGGATGCTGTTAATGGTAGGTGTCCAGTATTAGGTAACGGGCATAGCTCCACCAGGGGTATATATCTATGGGAAAACCCTTCACTATCTTTAACTCTAACAACAAACGATATTTTAGAACAAGAGAACTTTACAGGGTTAATATCAAACTTATTAAAAGATACATTATCTTCTCCATCTAAACCGTTTGATGTTACTGTAAGGCTGCTATAGTCAGGATTTTGCCGTATATTAGCCTTAACACCGTAAGTTGTAGTGTTAGTAAAATCGAAAATAGAGCCTTCTTCAAAACCGAGAGTTAGATCGTAGTTACTTGGAACATCGCTTCGGAAATAAACGTCGTTTGTACTTGATACACCTACAAAAACAGAACCTTCATCGCTCTCACTTGCAGGTATTATTATACTTCTGTTTGCACCAGCACTAACAGTGGCATATAAAGATGTATAATTAGTCGCTATTAACTTATCAACAGGTATATTTTCAATGATGTTATCTGAACCGCTCAAACGCTGAATAAAAGTGTGTGACGGTAGTAAGTGGCCGTATGTTTTATTTATATTTCCTGTTTCAAAAAGATCGTAATTAACGTCTACGTCTTTTGCATCAGCGTGTAAAACTATAGGTGCTGGACCGTTATTTTTATTAACAGTTCGAATAGAGTTAAACTGAGTAACCGATATAGGATTTTTAACTTCGCCTGTGTCATGACTCACCGGTGTATCGAGTTTCAATAATATCTTATCTTCAACAAAGTCATAAACATCTACAGTTTTACTAAAAGTGTTGTAATATCCGTTACCATCCTTATCGTATAAGTAGCTTTTAATCTTATATGTACCAGGTTCTGTATACGCGTGAACTCCAGTTATAGCTTCTTGACGAGTACCGTCACCGAAGTCCCAAACAATACGCTTATTAGAGTAACCGTCATTAACATCTACCGTTCCGACGGTAGGTATAAATATAAAGGGTGAGATTGGAAGCGCATAACCACTTAGAGATTGTTCTTGATCTCCTAGTGTGCTATCTCCGAGATTGCTAACAGAGTACGTAAAGTAGTAACTGTAATCTAGAAGAGTATCGTTTGATGTATCCGCCATATGTAATATTTAGTACTAGACTCTACGTATTGTAATTTTATTACCTAGTTCTGATACATTGTAAAAATATGCATACTCAAAACTCTTAAGATTATACTCTCTCGCGAGAACAAGGCTATCAATATACCTGTAGTCAGGATTCCAGATTACAAAGCTGAGGTTAGATGATACATTATCACCGTTTATAGTTTCAATACCCTCAACTCCATCAATATTTAGTATGCTACGAGACATCTCCGAAACATTAACAATATCGCCAAGATTTAAAGCGCCAAACGCTTCTTTAAATATTTTCTTTATCTTGCTGCGAATAGATTCATCGCTAACCGCAACATTACGATCTACTGTTATTCTGAGTTGAGAATCTCGTACTATTTCATCTACTGTGTTATCGTCTGTTAATTCACCTACACCGAAGCTGAAGGCTTTGAAGACAGGGTCAGCAATAATAACATTATGTGTTACATCTTTTTTCCTGTCACAATATGATACAATCTGCCTTTTTTGACCTTCATTTAAGTAGTTAGGTATTTTTTCATCAATTATTGCCTGATCAGTACGTACTGTATATATGTAAATATTGTTAAAATTTGTTGATGAAGAAAAATTCACCTGCGCGAGTAAGGTACGTGCATCATCAACACCACGCTTAACACCAATTTGATTATAGTAAAACAAAACCTGTGATGTGTAATCATCATTAGATAGTACTTTTACAGGTTTTGTTATATTACTAAACGTTCTGTTAATATGAGCTTCATAATCAGATTTACTAACTAACCTATTTTGAGTTGCAAATATCTTAGGTGCTAAATCTCTAATTTCATCTACTGTTTCTGCTACCTTAATTGGTGTTGATGAAAACTCATTGTCTATTTCAACTTTACCTAAATCTGCACTTACGATGAGGTTGAACTCACTATCCTTATACAGACCGCTTCTTATCTTATCAAAGTTAACGGAACTATATAGAACAAAATTCTTACCGCTTGTAGCGTTAGCTCCTAGCACCCCTTGAACGTTATCGGAGACAAGGTAAAATATAACAACATTATCACTCTCACTTAACGATAACCCGTTATTACCGTTACCAAACTTAAACTCGTAGTTACCTTCAGAGTTTAACCTCTTTTCATAACTACGGTTATTTGGTCCGAGTAGGAACAGCGATGATGTTTCAGTCCATTCCGACCACTTACCTGTAGTAGCCTCTTGCACGTACACACTAAACGTATTATCTGCTACAAACTTTTCATCGTTTGCTGTAGGTGCGGATTTGTTAATTTGCGGTGTTGTATACTCATCAATTAACGTCAAAGTTTCATAATCTTCTCCAGTTGCTACGAAAGCCGCTTCTCTCATCTGCCCTTGGTGCAGTATGTCATAATCTACTTCTAATGTTTCTTGTGCGCCATCAACAACTTTCTGAAAGGTAATATCCCTTAAAGTATAATAACTCACACTACCGACGTTAATTAACGAAAATCTTGGAATCGTATATATATCGGAATCTAATCCACTAGCGATCATGTTAATGTTGAGAATAGAGGTTTGGTCACCCACAGGTTTATAACCAATGTTCGACACAAGCTTGTTCATGTTCTCATAAATTGTAGCAGTACTAAACGTACTTTCATTTGATGTAGTGTTTAGGTAGAATAATAAAACGTGGTACATATATGCAACAACGTCAATAACTGCACTAAAGTTTGAACCTTCAAAGTTTTGATCGGTGAATGTACCATCCTCACTTAAACGGTCAATTATTAACTCTTTTAAAGAGTTCGCATCAAAACTCAAATAAGCGTTTTTCGGTAATTTAAAATCTGTGTAATTATCTAAACTCATACTACTACGTATCCATCTCTATTTAATGTTGCTTTCAAGTTTAGCCCGTAAATATCTAAATTTGGTATAGTTAATATGATAGTAATATCATATTGTGATCTATCCGCGTCACCAGCAACTGTTACTGATTCAAGCTTAATCCGCGGTTCCTGCCGGCCTAAATTTTCATATATATCACTTACAATAAAGAAGGAAGTAACATTACTAACTGGTTCAAAAATGTAATTTCGTAGATCTAACCCGAATGTTGGATTTAACAACTTTTGACCAGGAGTTGTGGTTAGTATATTTTTAACTGCATTAATAACAGCACGCGCATCTTGAATATCATCTAAATCCCGTGGCTGTGTCTCAGAATATAGTTCATCACGTAAAAATCTCGACGTTTCAAAATCAAGCTTTATATCTTTATAAAGATGACCCTGCTCTATAGCCTTTGTTTCTTCAGCTGTACGCTTT